ATCGGCAAGATCGCTTCATCCGAGGGCGGCGAGTACCGCGTCGACCAGGACCGGCTGAACATCGTTCACAAGGACGAGACCATCCTGCCGGCGCCCTTCGCCCAGGGCCTGCGCGACCTGGTCGGCAAGGGCGGCGTCACCCCGATGATGAGCGCGATCGGCGCGATCGTCGAAAAGCTCACCCCCGGCCCGCGTTCGGAAGGCCAGCCGGGCGGCCAGGATCCAACGCCAAGCCCCGCAACGCAGTTCGCGCAGGCCAGCGCAGCCGAGAGCCACGAAAAGACGCTCCTGGGCGATCCTGCTGCCTCGGCACAGGAAAGCTCGGCGCCGCCCGCGACCCAGGTCGCCGCAGCAGCTGCCGGAGCTGCCGGAGCTCCGGGCGCTCCAGGCGCTCCTTCGAGCGCCAGCTCCAGTTCGACCGCGAGCGCTACGGCCGCGGGCGGTGCAGCTGGAAGACCGGGCACCGCCGCGGCCGCAGCGGGTGAGGCAGGCGCACCGGCGCGCGTCGACCTCGCCATTGATCTGCCGGAAAAGACGGACCACGCAGCAGGTACCGTTCCGCCCGCGGCCCAGGCGTCGTCCGCCGTGCCAGTGCCGGCCGATGCTGCTGCGTCCTACGTGCCGGGCGGCGCTGTGCTTCCAGCTGAGTCAGGCGCTGCGCCATATGCACGGCCAGTTGCACAGCAAGCCACGGCCGAGGCGCCGGGCCAGCGAGCCACTCCTGCAGATCTCCCGGTCCCGGCTGACGCATCGGCCTCGTTCGTGGTCGAAAAAGCGGAAGCCGGCCAGACCGCGATGGTCCCGCCCGAGCGCGCAATCGCTGCGCCGGCGCCGACGTACCCAACCGCGATCGACACAGGGGGCCCCGCAGGTCCCGCAGGCCAGACAGGCGCCGTTGGGGCCTTCGGTGCCTGGGCAGTGCCGTCGATGCCGCTGGCGCGCATCCAGGCGGCTGCAGCGCAGCCTGCGGCGCCGATGCCGGGGTCAATGGGAGGATCGAGCGCTGGCAGCGGCGCTAGCGAGCCGGTGCAACTGGTCGGAACCTCGGCCGGCGACTTCTTCATCACCAACCGCAAGCACTTGCTCGACGTGCTGAACAAGGCGGCGCGTGACCGGAGGGCGCCGCGATGAGCGACATGTTTCTGCCGACGCTGCCCGGTCTGAGCTGGAACACGACCAAGGCGCCGCGCTTCAACACCAAGGTCCAGACCAGTGTGAACCTGTCCGAGTTGCGGTCTTCATTCGCAGCGACCCCGGTGTACGACTTCACGCGCAGCTATGACCTGCTGCGCGACAACACGGCCGACGACGAACTGCACGAGCTCGGCGGCTTCTTCATGGCCCGCTACGGGTCGTGGGACAAGTGGCTTTTCGCCGATCCGGACGACAGCATTGCGCTGCTCGAGCCGTTCGACACCGGCGACGGCGTGACGGTGGCCTTTCAGCTGCAGCGCACCTTCGGGGTGTTCATCGAGCCAGTGTGCAACGTCGCTGCGGCCCCACTGATCTACAAGGCCGGCGTGCTGCAGACGGTGACCACTGACTACACCGTCAGCGCGACCGGCTTGGTCACCTTCACCACGGCGCCGGCCGCGGCGGCTGCGTTGACATGGTCCGGCACCTACTACTTCCGCTGCCGCTTCGAGCAGGACGCGCAGGAGTACCAGCAGTTCATGAGCCGTCTGTGGCAGGCGCGGTCCTTCGGCTTCAAGGGATCGCTGGGCACGAAGATATGAAGTCCGCGAGCGCAGACCTGATCGCGCTGTTCGCCAACAGCAATCAGTTCGTCATGTGGGACCTGTATACCGTCACCCTGACCGACGGGACGGTGCTGACCTACACGACGGAGGACACGGCGCGCGGCGCGGTTTTCCCTGAGGCCTTCGAGGACGGGACACTCGCCGCCTACAGTTCGTCGTCTGGCAACGCGGCCCTGTTTTCGATCGTCACGACGGAGAACGGCAAGGCGCTGTTCATCGCGTCGCAGAACAACCCGACCTATGCCGGCATCCGCCGATCGATCCCGCGGATTGCTGCGACGCGCGTCTCATCGACGTTCAAGATCACGTCGACCAACAGCGACGACTCGGGCTATTTCAGCCTGCAGCTCGACACCGTGCTGAAGATCCAGTTTATCCCGATGCGCGATGCGGCCGGCGACGCCGCGCGGCGCCCCATGCTGACCCTCGGCGGATCGCCTTACTTCGTCGCCCAGGCCGCCCTGTCCATAGGCACCTGGTTCGAGATGCAGCTGACGATCGCGCCCGGCGCTGGCGCATCCGTCTGCCGCATCCTGGATCGCGCGACCGGCGCCGTCGTTGCCGTCACGTCGCTGTCCGGGTCACACACTGCGCCGGAGGTGAACCAGCTCGAGTTCATCGCCGACAACGACACGGTGACCGGGCCGGCGTTCTTCGAGCGCGTCACGGTTGGTCAGGAGATCGAGCCGATCGTCGAGCGGGGTACGGTGCGATCGGTGATCGGGCTCGAGGTCGATACGCTCGACGTGCGGCTGCGGGTGAACAGCGATGTGCGCGTGGCCAACGTGCCGCTCGCGCAATTCGCGCGCATGGGCGGCTATGACGCCGCCGCGGTGCAGCTCGACCGGTACTTCGCGGCCGATCACACATCGGCGGCCTGCGGATCGTTGAACCTGTTCACCGGCACCGTGGCCGACGTCGACCCGTCGGGCACCGAGGTGCGCATGACGGTGAACTCGGCGATCGAGCTGCTGAACATCAAGATGCCGCGCAACCTCTACATGGCGTCGTGCCTGCACACTCTGTTCGACTCTGGCTGCGGCCTGGCCGCCGGCACCTTCACCTTCAGCGCGGCGGCCGGAGCCAACTGCACCACGCGGCAAATCACCTGCAACCTGGCGCAGGCGGCCGGCTACTTCGACCTGGGCACGATCGAGTTCACCAGCGGGTTCAATGCCGGGCAAGTGCGCACAGTCAAGACGCACACCAGTGGCGTGCTGGTGCCTTCCTTCCCGCTGCCCTATGCGCCGGCATCAGGCGACCTGTTCAGCGCGAAGCCGGGCTGCGACAAGCTGTACGCGACCTGCAACTCGGCCAAGTTCAGCAACTCGGCCAACCACCGGGCCTATCCGTTCATCCCAGCGCCCGAGCTGACGTACTGACCATGGAGGCCTGGCGCTCTGGAATCATCGCTGCAGCGTCGTCGTGGCTCGGCACGCGCTGGCACCACAACCAATGCGTAAAGGGCGCCGGCGTCGACTGCGGCCGCTTCATCCATGCGGCATACCTGGGGGCTGGCCTGGTTGCCGCCGCCGACTTCGGCCGCTATGAGGCCGACTGGATGATGCACCGCACAGAGGAGCGCTACCTGGCCTGGGTCGAGAAGTACCTCGACCGTGTGGATGCGCCGCTGCCGGGTGATGTGGCTGTCTGGCGCTACGGTCACTGCTTCTCGCACGGCGCGATCGTGGTCGACTGGCCGATCGTGCTGCACAGCTTCCGGCGTGAGCGCGCCGTGGTCTGGGGCGACGGGTCGAAGGGCGAGTTGGCCACCGAGGTGCTCAAGGGCGGCGGCGAACAGCCGCGCGAGGTGCGCTTCTACTCGATCGCGGGAAGGCTGTAGGCCATGGGCTTCCTGTTCGCGCGCAAGCAGACGATCACCAACACCGAGAACAAGATCGGCGCGCTGCGCGTGCAGTCGTCGAGCCAGGGCCTGCCGATCGCCATCGTGTTCGGCAAGACGCGGGTCGCCGCGAATCTGATCGACTATCGCGACTTCACCGCGATACCGCACACCGAGTCGCAGACCAGTGGCGGCAAGGGCGGCGGCGGGGTGACGGTCACGAACACGACCTACACCTACACCGTGGCGCCCATCTGCGGCATCATGGAAGGCCCGTCCTACGCCGGATCCAGCTTCATCGGCACGGTGTGGTCGAACAAGGACGTGACGACGCCGACGGCCCTGGGCCTGACCCAGTTCAGCGGGAGCTACTCGCAGACGCCGTGGACCTACATGGTCAGCACCCACGCAGCCGATGCGCGCGCCTACCGCGGCACGGCATATGTTGCCGCCGCGGCCTTCGACCTGGGCAGTAGCGAGGGTCTGCCGAACCTCACGTTCGAGGTGACCGGCTTCCTGGGCGCAGGCGACGTCAACCTCGCGGCGATCCTGGAGGCTCTGCTGACCGCCGACGCCTACGGAGCGGGCCTGCCGATCGCGAGCCTGGGCGACATGAGCGACTTCAGCGACTACTGCGCCGCGGCCGGCTTCCTAGCCTCGCCGGCGTACACCGCGCAGCGACCGGCCGCCGACATGGTCGAGGAGCTGTGCCGAATGGGCAACTCGGCCCCGATCTGGTCCGAGGGGCTGCTGAAGGTACGCACCTACGCCGACGAGACGGTGGGCAGCTACGTGCCGGACCTGACGGTGCAGTACGACCTGACCTATGACGACTTCATTGCCCCCGCGGGTGAGCCGCCGGTCAAGGTGCGGCGCAAGCGCCAGGCCGACGCCTACAACGTGGTGCAGCTCGAGATCCTGGACCGGTCGAACCAGTACAACACCAACGTCGTCGAGGCGAAGGATCAGTCGGCGATCGAGACCTACGGGCTGCGGCCGGCCGAACCGATAGAAGCGCACGCGATCTGCGACGCCAACATCGGCCGCAGCGTGGCGCAGACGATCCTGCAGCGCGAGCTGTACGTGCGCAACAGATACGAGTTCACCGTCGGGTGGCGCTTTGCGCGCCTGGAGCCGATGGACATCGTCAGCCTGACCGATCCGCTGCTTGGCATGTATCAGTTGCCGGTGCGGCTCACCGCCATCGAGGAGAACGAGGACGGCGAGCTGCACATGACCGCGGAGGACGTGACCGTCGGTGTTTCGACCCCGGGAACATACTCGACGCAGACCCCGGCCGGCAGCACGCCGCAGGCCGGCGTGGATCCCGGCGACACCTATGCGCCGGTGATCTTTCAGCCGCCGCTGGCCCTGACCGGCGGCACGCCGCAGGTCTGGATCGGCGCGCAGGGCGGGACTGATTGGGGCGGCGCCCAGGTCTGGGTCAGCACCGACGGCGGCAGCAGCTACGGCATCGTCGGTGCGATCACCGGGCCGGCGCGCTACGGCGTGCTGACGGCCAACCTGCCGACCAGCGCCGACCCGGACACGACGAGCACGCTGGCGGTGAACCTGACGGTGTCGCGCGGCGACCTGGTGGATGCCACCTCCCTGGCCGCCGACTCGCTGGAGACGCTGAGCTATTGCGACGGCGAGCTCGTCGCGTACTCCAACGTGGTGCTGACGTCGCCCTACAACTTCAACCTGGACACCTACCTGCGCCGGGCGCAGGGCGGCAGCGCGGCGGCGGCGCACCTGACGGGCACGACCTTCATGCGGCTGGATGACAACGTCGCGCACTTCGACGTGTCGCCGTCGCTGTACGGCACGACGCTGTACGTCAAGCTGCTGAGCTTCAACGGGGTTGGCGGCGGGCTGCAGGCTCTGTCGGACGTTTCGGCGACGACTTTCCTGCTGGTGGCGCAGACCCAGACCGGCTCGGGCTTCAGCTTCATCGCCGACCGCACCTCGACGACGGTGGCGGACCCGGGCCCCGGCAAGATGCGCTGGAACAACGCGTCGCAGGCATCGGCGAATCAGATCGTGTTCGACGCGCAGACGGCCGACGGCGCGAACATGGTCAGCTACTTCGCCAACGTGGGCAGCGCGGGC